CTCCGCCGCATCCACTGTCGCTTCCGTGATCGTAGTGCCCGCCGTACCCACCGCCGTGTTCGCCGTGAACTGCGGATAGAGCGCCAGCAGATCGCTTTCAATCTTCTCCGCCAATGCCACTACCGCCGGCTGCATATATAGCTTCAGAAGATCCGGCACCGCCAGAATCTTGGTCACGTCCGGCACTTGGAACGTAGCCTCCGCGTGGGTGTTCAGCACGATCTGCGCATTCCCCAGATTCGGATTCTGCGTCTGCACCGTGCCGCCTTCCGCGATATTATTCGCGACCAGCGTTGGTGGAATCGGGACGTTGATGGTGTCTCCCGCCTGCGCCAGTGCCGGCTCATAATCGCGATTGACCAGGTTCCCCATTACCAGGTTCCCCATCAACGCCGGCAGGGCGTCCGCCGCCACCAGCTTTACAATCGCGCTCGCTACGTTTGCCGAAGTTATTGTTGCCATTGTTCTCTCTCTCCTCTACCACCCGCGCAGCGTCAACGACGCCACCCTGGCGATCTCCTTTCGGACTCTGTCCAGTTCCTCCGGACTCATGCCCGGACGAATCGTCTCTAAATCAACCCGTGTCTCAGTCGGCGCGCTTCTCTGCCCCGCGCCCGCGCCGGAACCGCCGCCCAGCCGCGCCGGCAGCAATTCGGGATTCTCCTTCACAAACTGTTCCACCTGCTCCCGCATCCCGATCAGCTTTCCATCTTCGCCGCGCTGAATCTCATCCCGGATGGCCTTGTAAGCCAAGTCCAGCTTGGCCACGCCCTGCCGCTGCAGCTCCGCCCTGACCGCCGCGCTCCGCTCAGCCTCGTCTGCTTTTGCCCGCGACTTCTCCGTCTCGGCGATCAGCTCACTCACGCGCCGCTCGAGACTTTCGCGGCGCTTGCGCTCTTCTTCAAGCTCGGTCTTCTGTGGCATGAACTCCTGCACTACCGCCTGCACGATCTCGCGAATGTCATCCATTGGTTTTGATCTCAGCGCTTTCGATCTCAGCGACGATCCGGTCTTTCACATCCTGCCGCGCATCTGCCAGATACTTCAGCGCCAGTTTCTTTTGCACTTCCTTCCGCAACGTGGCCGATTCCGCGCCCAGCGCCAGCAGCTTTTGCGCATCGTCCACTTCCACTGCGAAGTCGGAAATATCGAACTCGTCCAAACCCGTCACGCCAATCGCCAGATCATCCTCCCGCGCCGCGTTGATCGCCTTAAGGACCCGCCGCACCAAGTCCTTCACCGCGTCCCCGTATGCTCGCAGCACCTCTTGCGTGATCGACGAATCCAGTTGTTTGCTGACTCCCGATTGCCGCCCCCCCTGCCCCAGCGGTGCTCCCGCCTGCGGCATGTAGCACACGCGATACATTTCTTCCTGTAAACTCGCCAGGTTGTCTGCTGCGATTTGGTAGACCTTGCCCTCCGGTTCCGTCCATCCGAAACGGTCTTCCGGACCCAGTTGGATGTAGTAACTCTCGCCCACCATTTGGCTCCACTCCCGCTCGGAATAGACCACCGGCATCGCAAACAGCCCCATCGTCAGCGCCCATGACAGCGCGTTTGACTTATTGAAGTGCTCCAGTTGCAGGGACCCGGCGCGATTCAGCATCCAAAGCCCCTCTGGAATCCGCAGTCCGAACAGCGGAACTTGATTAAGTTTCGCCAGACCATGCAGCCCTTCGTCGGTCAACTCGACCGGCTCCGCCCCGCCGCCCGTGATTACCTGCCGGTATGAGCGGAAGTTCTGCTTGTCGTAATACGCCCAGCGTTTTTCGCGACGCCAATCGGTGTCTTCCACACGGTCTTGTTTTATCAGCTCAGTCCGTAAAACCACCCATTCATAGCTACCCTGTTCGTCCAGATTCCAATTGATCAGGTCCTCGGCCGGATAATCTACTAGGTACGCCCGAGACGCCCCCGATGCGTCTTCCTCCGCCCGGCTCCCTGCCTTCTGCCCGATCCGCGGAAAGTCCACCAGTACGTAGCTCGCGCCCGCCACCATCGCCCCGACCAGTTGCGTGCGCAGGAAGTCCGCGAGCGCCGTACCCTTCCGGTCCACGTCTTCGATGAAATCTCCGAAGAACGATTGCCCCTGCTCATTAGTCCCTTCAAACGTCAGCACCGGCTCCCTGCGGAACAGCGTCGCGGCATACCAATCGACAATCGAGCCGATATAGTTCTCATAAAATACGCGCGTCAGCCGCTCCCGGTAAACGTCGCCCGGCTCCTTCTGCCGAGGAATCAGATGGCATTGCGCGTTCTGCTTGAACTGTTCTCCCCCGGCATAGAGGTCGCGATAACACCGCCAGACCCCTTTGCGCGCTTCGTACTGTGGATGCTCGCGGTCAATGTCCAACACCTGGTCCTCTTTCCTCGCACCATCTAGAACAGCGGTCGATCCTGCTCCCCAATCTTCAGCCCCGCCCGGCGCTCCTGCCACGCCAGATATCCCAGCGCATCCGACAAATGCGTCCTCTTCGGATCGCGGTCTTTATCGATCACTTGGCTGTTCTCCTTGTACATCACCTGCTCGAAATCCTTGATCAACTCTTTGCATCGCGGATGAATCAACAGCTTCCGTTCGCCGGCCGCCGATTCCAGCTTCGAATTCATCAGCGTCACCCGATCCCGCACCGCTGGATTCGCCTTCGGTATCCGGAACCGCACGTCACCATACGTACGTTCGCTCACAAACCTTTTCAAGATCTCGACGTCCGTCGTTCCCGACGTCTGTCTCCGCGCCCCGCTCGCGTCCGCATAAATCACCAGCCCGCCCGCGTGCTCCGCGAACCGGTTCCCGAACTCCGCGCAGGCGTCGTAAGTGCTCGCCCGATTCAGCACAAGCTCGTCCAGCACTCTCACATCTTCTCCATCCATCTGCGCCACCACCGATGACATCGGGTCCACATTGAAATCCAGCGCCCACAGCAACGGACTCCCCGCGGCAATCTCCACTTCCGCCACGTTCCCTGCCCTGCTGAACGCGAAGTACACCCGCCCCGCTGTCAACTCCAGGTACTCGCCCAGAACCTCCTGCTCGTAAAACCGGCCGTCATAGCTGTGTTTCAGCCGCTGATAATAATCCGGCACCCGTTCCAGCAGAAACTGATTCTCGAACGGCCTCGCCTGCACCGTCTCGTAGCCTTCCACTGGCGACCCTACGAACCGCTCGTGCACCCAATCGAACCCCTTCGGCGTCCATACCGCAAAACCACACAGCCGCGCCGCTCTCGGATCGCGCAGCCTGCCCTCCAGGCGCAACCAAGCTTCCCGCGGTGCATACGTCAACTCGTCCAGCCCGAACCATGCGAGATTCGTCCCACGCAGCCTCTCGAATTCCTCCACCGCCCGAAACAAAATCCGCGACCGCGTTTCGCCGAGCCGCAAATAGCTCTCGCCGCGATTCCACTCATGCGGAATCCGGTTCCGCTCCAAAATTTCGATCAGCGCCGCCTGCGTCGCATCCCGCAGCATTGGAAACGTTGGAGCCCCCAGCAGCCCCGTCCGCCCCGGATTCAAATAAGTCAGCTTCAGCGCCTCCTGACAAAGCGCCTGGCTTTTTCCCGACCCGATCGGCCCCGAAAACCCTTTGAACCGCGCCCGCGATTCGTGGAACCGCTGCTGCGATGGCAGCGCATGATACTCTATTCCTCTTTCGCGGACTCCATCTCCGCCGGCTCCACCCATGTCACTCTAATCTCCTTCGGTGACTCGTCATCCAGTTCCTTGTGTAACTGCACCAGCCGGATGTAATCCCCCAGCGTTGCCTTCATCTGATCGCCCTTCATCTTCGTCTCGATCTTTGTGAGCATGGTCTTTACAGCCTGCGCCTGGCCACCGCCGCCCACCTTCGTGACCTTCTCGCTCTTCGATTTCGCCGCGCTTTTGCCCCGCGCCGCTGTGCTCTTTGCCCCCGCCTTGCTGCTCGTCTTGCTGCTCGTCATCCGCCATCGTTTCCCTCGCGACCAGCAGCGTAGCAGCCGGCAAACATCCTCCCGCCGCACCTCCGCACATCAACTTACGGAGTCTGCACGAGATATATTTTCTGCGGATCTTGTGAATGCACAGCGCACGCCTTTACACACCGCCCCGCCACCCCCTACAATCGCTAGGTAGAACGTCCCGTTCGCGCGATCCGCATGAACATTTCCGTGAAAAGTGAATACGCTCTGCTGGCAGTCTTCGACCTCTCCCTGCAGCCCCCCGGCGAGCCGGTCAAGATCGCGGACGTCGCGCGCCGCCAAAAGATCCCGCAAAAGTTTCTGGAGCTGATCCTCGCCGGACTCAAGCAGGGAGGCTTCGTCGAATCCCGCCGCGGCGCAGAAGGCGGTTATCGCCTTGCCAGGCCCGCCAACGAAATCACGGTGGGTGAAGTCCTCCGCTTTGTTGAAGACAACAAGCAGACCAAGCGCGTCGCCTCGAATCCTTTTCACCAGATCTGGCAGCAAGTCGATGCGGCCGTCGCGAATATCCTCGATCACACTACGTTTGCCGAGCTCGCGCGAACCTGGCAGAAATCCCAGATCCGCTACGTGGCAAACTGGGACATCTAAGAAACGGCATTTGAAGAAATCTAAAACATGATCTTCCCTGACAATTCTTTCAGCATCGGACGCACTCCCTTGGTGCGCCTCAATCGCGTTACCGACGGCGCGCAGGCCAGCGTCATCGCTAAGATCGAAGGCCGCAATCCGGCGTACTCCGTGAAGTGCCGCATCGGCGCCGCCATGATCTGGGACGCGGAACGCCGCGGTCTTCTCAAGCCCGGCCGCGAGCTGATCGAGCCCACCAGCGGCAATACCGGCATCGCGCTCGCCTTTGTCGGCGCCGCGCGCGGCTACCCGGTCACGCTGCTGATGCCTGAGACCATGTCGATTGAGCGCCGCGCCGTGCTAAAGCTGCTGGGAGCGAAAATCATACTTACCGACGGAGCTCTCGGCATGGGCGCCTCCATCGAACGCGCCGAGCAAATGGTGGCGGCCGAGCCCAACCGCTGGGTTTTGCTGAAACAATTC